TTTAAATTGGCCAGAGACTCACAGATAAAGCGTTCCTTGTCTTTCTTGATTTCGCTGAGTTCGCTGACTTGTTTCAATAGTAGACTCCTACTGGTTCATAAACCTGAGGCAAATAAAAAGACGGTTGCGAATTACATAGATACCTCACGCAGTCAGCCCCGTGGGTATCCTTGGGTTTCTCTTTCTCCTTGGGGTCTCGGTCTGGATTATGTCTCCATTCGTCATATTGATAATTGAGCATTGATTTGATAGTCTGGAGAACTTTATCCCTGACAAAAAATAATTTAGGTTTGTTGTTAATATCAATCGGTTTATCAGGATTGTAATGTAGCATCTCCTTGACCTTTAACCTGCCTGCCTCTTGGTTATCATCTGCCTCAGTGAATGAAACTTTGTATTTATAAAGTTCATCAATCACGCTCATTCCCGTAGAGAGCAGAGGTTTCCTGCCGAAGTTAGGGTCTATTAGACGTTTGACCACATTCCAACCGAAGAACTTTTCGGTTCCCTTGATGGTTGCCGCCAACTCTTGGATGGTTCCCTCCTTAACCGCTTCATACATCACATAGACATCATTGATACGGTCTATCATAGCCCAAATGAGGTGATGGGGAAGTCTATCGTGAGGGTCAAGCACGCAAATAACTGGGTAGTTAGTCTCATATTGGAAATCATCCACAAAATGCACCGCTGGATTTAGTTCCTTATAAACCAATCCCCTGAGATGGAAGAAACGACCGTGCAGGCGAGTTTCCTTCTCTTCAGCAGAAAGTATATCCTCGAACCGCTGAATATCTTCTTCCCTGAGAATGGGTTCACCCTGAATGTTGAATTTGTTGTCTCTGGTATCAGCGGTAAAGACCTCCAAGTCCTTGCCCGCTCTATCCACGATTTCATCTTTCATCCAAGGTTCAAGCAAAGGAGTAAAAGTCAATAAGGTCTGTCCGCTACGGTCAATCAACCCTCTTTGGGTGGCGATATACTTTCCTCGCTCTACTGGTTCATCTCCCCAGAATATATCCAAATCCTGACCTTCAAAAGCCATCAAATCCTGCTCCATAGTCAAGAATTCTATGAAAGAACCATCTTTAGTATGTAACTTATTTATATACCCTTGCGGAGAACGCCTTACCCTGACTATTTCTCCTTTGGGTATGTATTCCCTTAACTTAGGTTCGATGACACTGTCTATCTTAAAGAACTTATCTGTGGCTATGCGTATCTTTACCGGTCTATCGAATCTACGTTTTTGAGGAAACCATTCAGGATACTTTTTAGTAACTGCCCAAGCCACCTCCATTGCCCCAGCGGTGGACTTTCCAGACCTATTGCCAGCACAAAAACATCTTATCTTAGCTGGTGATTGATGAAAAACATACTGAATAGGATTAGGGATGTAAAAGTCCATTCCCCGCTGTTTTTTGCGGGTTTTAAGGACTTCCTCCAGTTGTTGATGTTCAATGAGCAGTTGCCTGAGTTCATTATCCAACCAATCTCCTATCTTGGGCGCAGAGTTTACAGTAACCTTGAATGACTGCTCCAGAACCACAATGTTCAGTTAGACATTTAACTTTTACCTCTTTGTTTTGAGGTGGTTTGGTTACTTTCTTAATGATTTTTTTAATGATTTTCTTCATAGTCCTTTCGTGAGGGGGGGGATTAGCAAAAAAGATACTAACTAACTTAATAACTTATATAATGACTTAGGTGTGGGGATATAATAGACATCTATCCCCTCATTTTCAATCTAACAGGGCTACCCCTACCCCCCCTATTTGTTGCACTACTTCCTATAATCAGCAAACTGTTAACTACACAAGCACGCTCATAATGACTTTAGGGTTATTCATAGATAACAACAAGAAAATAGGCACTTATACACAGGTTATTAACATTAAGTAACTTTATAAATGTTTAGGAAGTTACTACCTAAAGGTAATAAATACCATAATGAAATAAATACCATAGTGAAAGCAGTCTCTAAGTTCTTATATCTTATAAACAGT